AATGTAATTATTCCAGATAAATTTCATCCAAGGACTCATGTAGATTGGATTGGATTAGATTCAGCTTTAATTCCAGCAGATTTGTTAGTTGGTGGTAATGTTCCAGATGCGTTTAGAGTTTTAGTAATAGATGAAGCAACAGGAGCTGGAATAGGACTCAATGATTTTGCAGGAAATGACCCAGCTGGCCTTCTAAAAGCTGGGAACATAGTGGAATTTTTTGATGATGATAATGATGGAACTGGTACCTGGAGAGTATTCAAAAGTAAAGTTGCTGGAGATGACCAAGAAGTTTTCAATTGGTATGAAGGGGAACCCTGGGTGAAAAATCCGTGTGAAACAACTTTTGTTTTAACACTTCCTCTTGATTATGTAGACACTGTTGGAATTTGTAGAAATATTATCACTAATAGTCCAAAGGCTAGAGCTACTGTATGGATTAAAGGAAGTTATCAAATGTTTGAAGTACCAATTCGTGGTAGAATTGGAGGTTTTGTTCCTAATAGACCATTTGAATGTCAACATTCTGTAAGATTTGATACTGGAGCTGGCAGAGTTGATATGGGAAATTCATCAATGCTAACTGAATTAGATGGTTCAACATCTGGCGTATTCATTTCTTCAGAAGGTGGGGCACAGTTCTTAGCATCATTTATTCAAAATCCAGCTTATATTGGATTTAATATTCACAGTAGATGGCCACGAACTGGCCAAGGTACACCATTTGCTTCTGTATCAGCTGGTGAAAAAATCAAAAACCCTACAACTGATTTGAATAATATGGATCTTACACACACATTGCTATCTGAATGGTTTGGTCCACAGGTGGAAGATTATTATCCATTCCAGGCTTTTGCTGCATGGATAAAATTATCCATCAGTGATTCAATTCTTGGATTTCTTGATCCATTAGATGGAGATTTTATTGTAGGGATATGGATGGCAGATAGGCAGGATGCTGTAAAAATTTTAGAATTTCCAGTTGGTAGAAACAACGAAAACTTACCTGCATCTGGTGAGTTTGGAAAATTAAAACCATACATTGGTGTTCCAGGACCTGCAGTATGGCTTAATGCACAGGAACCAGAAGGCACAGTTGCGTTTGATCCTAGTGAATTCTTAGTAGGCGGAATTTATACAAGAGATTCATTTGATACACAGGGCAGATACAAAGGAGCTTTACGATCCAGATTTCTTAATAAAAGCCCAATGAGAATGCATTTAGATATGTATCGAATGATTAAGCCACTAGTTTGTACAAACGTTGATGAGCCAGCTGCTAAACCTACTGTAAATATTGAACCATTAAAAATTAACAAATCATCGATTACTGGATATGAACAATTAAAAAATTATGTTTTAGGATTAGCTGGGTATTTAGGAATTGATAGAAGGGCACTAAATATGGAAGTTAGACCAGGAAGAGCAGTTGCGTTTGGTGATCCAGTTTATGTTACTGATGCAGAAGTTTTTGATGATAATAATGATGCAATTTCTAATACTTTCAAAGGTGTTGTGGATGGAATTACTATTACCTGTTCAAAAACAAAAGATGGTCCAGCTGGCATCAAAAAATTACTGCGTATCATTAAGAGGTTCTGGCCAGTATAATGCCTATTTCTGGTGTACGTCTACCAAATTCTACTCAACAAAGAACAGTACAAGGGTTAATCGAAAATGAAACACAATTTATTCAATCACTGAAAATTTTTACAGATGTTGGATTAGGTGTTACTGGTGGAGAAATAAGCAGTTTACCTGGAGGATCAGTAAACGCCCTTCAAAAATCTGGTGATACTATGCTTGGACAGCTAGGCAGAAATTTTGAAATTGCAAATATTGTAAGTGATATATTAGATGTTTCTAAAACCAATGGAGCAACGGCACCTGTATTGGTGGTAAATGGCGAAGGTGCTGTAGCTGATGATCTGGCGACAATTACCCCAGGTGGTGATGTATTCTTTTATCAGGAATTATGGATGCAGATGGTAAATGAGATTACAATTAAAGAAACTGATAACATTGTAACTCCGTTAGGTGGAGATCTGGTTGTACCGGCTAACTCAATTGTAAAATTTACATTTTCTACATTTATCTCTGGCTGGATGGTTACTTCTGTTTCATCTAGCAGTTCGGGTGATAATTTAGGAGATCATTTACTTAGACAAAACTTAGATGCTGATGGATTTCAAATTTTAGATGCTGAACAGATTACTTTTGTAGATGCAGCAGATGTTGCCAGAGGAAGCATATTTGGTTCGGCAGGCGGCGGTGGAACTTTAGCAATTAACATTCCAACAAACCAGAATTTTCTAGTACAGGAAAATGGTGTAGATGATAGATTACAATATGCTATGGGAGTTAATTCATTTACAATTTCTGATGTAACTCCATTATTCATATTAACAGATACTACAGGTCCCACATCATTTTCAATTGGAAAGTTAGCAGCAGAAACTTTTCTATCAGATCCGACTGAACTAGCTTTTCAGATAGCGTTGACTGATAGAATGGTATTGACAAACACCCTACTAAATCTTACAAATGTCAGTATAGATATGAATGGAAAGGAAATAACAGGCTTTACATTTCTTGAATCAAATACAGCTAATCCAGCAGATGCAGAAGAAATAAGATTAGCAAGAGTAGATAAAATAGCATGGAATAATCAAACTGATTCAGCAAATCTAACATTAGGTGTAACTAGCACTGATGTATTAACTTGGTTTGGTGCTACTATGGGTCTTGATAATTCTCCTAATGATTCAGAGTTCTTTTTCAATGCAGGTGCTGGTAAAATAAAATATGTTCATGCTAGTTCAGATATGTTGTTTAATGTAGGCCCTGCAGGATCTTTTGAATTTCGTGATAACAATTATGCCAATCTACTTTTAACAATAGATGCAAATGGCAATAAAATCACCGTGCCAGCAGGAATAGAGTTGGTTGTTGATTCAAACACTTTTACTATTAATGCCCTAAACACAAAAATTGGAAATGCCACAACTGATAATATAGGAGCTTATGGCATCAGTCCTGTACCACAACGAAGTCACGTAGCTGATGCAACTGATCTAGCATCAGCGATTACAGCAATAAATGCAACAATATTACGCTTGGAACAACTTGGATGGTTTGCAAATTCTTAGTAAAATCTTATTAGTAATTTCCATACTATATTTAATTAATTTTTTAACAAAAATTTATGTCAAAAAAAATCATTAAAAATACTCTTATACTAATAGCTTTTATCTGAATCATTGGCTGATGAACCTACTGTAAAATTATTATTAAAAAAACCCATGATTGGCTTGGATGGTAAAGAAATGAAACAACCTACCAAACTCAGGCAATTAGACAAATACCTGGATATGAACGATAAAGAATATGCAGAATCCGTAAAAGATATGTCTACTAAAGCAATATTGAATCTATGCCCAGCAAATACTGTTGGTGATGGCATCAAAACTATTCTGGCCAACTGTATTAAATCCAAAAACAATGAAGATGCTGCAAAATTATTTGTGTATATCTCTAAAATTAACAATATTTGTGAAACTACAAAAGCTGAATGGTCTGTCACCAAAGATGAATTAAAAAAATTTATGGATTTATTGGAAACTGCCACTGATAACATATCCGTAGTTATCAATGGCCAGATACATAATACCTTAGAAGAGTATTATGCTGAAATAGTTAGATTGAATTCTAATCCTAAAAAATAAATTATTCTCATATACCAACAAATCTAGTCTAATTTTATGACTGAAGTATTTGGTATTCAAATTGAATTATTTTTAGGAATCTTAACAGGTCTTGGAGTACCTGGATGTGCAGCAGCATTTTTTGTAATTCGTCACTTTTGGGAAAAAACAAAATGCTTCCATCTAATGAAACAAAAAATTGAGCAATTAGATAAAATAGCTACAGGATCACATGATACACATACCGATCTTTATAATAAAATAGATAGATTAGAAAGGAACTTATTCCTATTAATGGGTAAAATGAAGGTTACACCAGTAGATTAATAATAAAAAAATTTTACTAAAATTTTTACTAAAAATAATTCCTATATATTATTCCCCTTTGATCAAATCATGCCTCCAGGAGATATTACAGCAGAACATTTAGAAGAATTATCCACTGCTGAAAGAATGGCGATAGTGAAAACAGATAAGGTTAGAAAATATGGCCAAATCTCAATAGCGTTAGTTTTAATTATTTCTTCATTAGGATATCTAGCTTGGTATGCTGCATTCAAAGCTAGTAATCAATTTTTAGAAACTCTAGCAATTGCTATGATGGCACTGGTGATTGCAGGAATGGGAGCAGCTTATGCCATATTTGGATTAGGCCGAACTGTAGGTCGTAAAGCATAATGGGAAGAAGAAGATCAAACCCAAATCTTTACCATAGTAAAAGAGCCAAAACTAATCTTACAAAACAGCTTAAAGCACAACTAGGATTTTATCTTAAAGATTTAGAATTAGAGAAAAAATCACTAAAGAAAGCCCAAAGCTATATCAGAAAAGGATGGAATAATCCAGGACTAAAATCTATGGTGGCCCAGCACAAAAGAGGCGTTATAGTATCTGAAAAAAATATCTATCGCATGAAACAAAGGATTATGCTTAGGCTGAGAAATGGTGAAATCTTTAACATTCTCTGATGCCTGCAATTAGTATTTTTTCATTAAATCTAGAAGATTATAATAACATAGATTGGAGATTAAAACCATTCCTAAAACATTGGACTGCTATACAAGAATACAAAGGTAAAGTAGTAAAGTTCCCTGGTACATGGGATTCTAAAATATTTCCTTATCGTTTTTTTGCTGTAATGAAACAGCTAGGGGAACCAAATTATAAACCAGGTGGAGAAGAAGATGAAATTGTATTATGCCTTTATGTGGGCTGGCCAGGCTATGATGATGAAATAGATATTAGATTACACATTAGAGGATCAGATGTAAAAGCTGGCACCAATAATGTTGCTGCAGAAATTCTAAACACTGGCGCTGCACCAATTAAGCTATATTATCGTGGCAGAAAAATATGTTCATTTAATCAGGGTTATTGGTGGACCAGAGATAAATTATGGATTAGGAATTTTGGTAAAAACCTATGATAGACCATACTCCGATCTCACACTGGATGCATGAACGCTGTAAAAAAAATGGACCATTCCCTGAAAATATAACAAATTTAGTTGATTCCATTGAGAAAGATAAAAAAATTATAGAAGAGCAGTTGGGTGTGGATCTGGAATTAATGGTAAAAACAAAATCTAAAACTTGCATTATTAAATCATAATCAACTAAAGCTGTAAATGTTATAACCTAGCTAACTTTAATAACTAATTTTATTCTCTCTTAACTGCCAAGAAATTGATTGCAAAAAAACAAAAAACTAAGATCCTAACTGGTCATGGAACCCTAGGAGTCTCAAATCTAAATTCTGAATCAGAATGCATCACTCTCACATACACCACATTTAACATAAAATCTGCAAAAGATGTGGCTGCACTAGAAGAAGAGTTTACAAATCTTGTAGACGATGAAATGACTTTTGATCTTTTGATCACTGATCATGGAACTACAGAGCAGGCAGTTAAACTGAAAACTAAGGTAAAAACATGTGAAAGTGAAGCCAGAGGCAGAGAGATAAAAGAAACTTTTGATACTTTTATCAAAAAGAAAGGTGGCCAAACCACGTTAGACGAACCAGGAGATGGTGAATAATCACATCTTCTTCCTATCTTTTACCGTGCCAGAATAGTGAATGTTTACATAATGAAATAGAACATGATATTGAACTTAGTATATGCACACATCGTGGCTGTTTCTGTATGCGTTTTGTATGGCCAACAGTACATAAATTTCCCTCATTAGCAGATTATGAAAATTATTTAGAATCATTAAAAACCATTAAAGAAAAAGTAAAATGTATTTTAAACGATGTACCAGACTCTAATAATTTATCCAATAAGGAATTTGTATTTTTATATTTACATTACGTGCATGGATTTGTAGTACCACCAAAGCTTAGAAAGGTGTTAACAGATTTTGAATCTATTCGTAGGATGCACCAAAAACTAGTAGAAGATGAACCTGAAAAATATGGGCCTACTAGTAAAGCATACCTGGCACATAAAGCCACAAAAGAAGTTGCAGTCATGGAGAGTGTAACACTTGACTAAAAAGAAAACCTTACAAACCTTTGATGATGTATGGTGTACCGCTAAAGGATTTGGTCAATTTCATTTTTTCCCAAAAGGATATGATCAATCATTATGTGGGAAAAAAATACCTGATCCAAAATATAGAAGATTAAGAGAAAGAGATCCTACTAATTTCAAAAACGATAAAAAAATTTGTGGGAACTGTAAATATGCGTACGGATTTTATAAAAAATTAGGCTATCCATCATTTTCAGAAAAAAATGCACCACCAAAAGAAGTTAGCAAACATCAATTAATTAGGAAATTAAAAAAATTAATATTTAGATCATCAAATCCACCAGAACTAAAAATATTAGTACCTGCTACTTGTGCAGAGCCTGGATGCAATAAAACAGGTGTGACTTATGTTTCTCCTGGAGAAGATGGTACTACAAATCTACACTACTGCATAGATCATAATATTAGAATTAAAACGGTAATGGCTCAATGAGTGGTACTAAATTATGTGATTATTGTGGAGTAAAATTTGAAGGGATTCCAAGTAGTGAAATAGTGGATCATATTAATAATCACATTAATCGGGGAGATAAAACATTATGAAAATAGTTTCCCTCTCAATACCAAACGGTGGCACCTAATGGGAACCGTACAGTTAACCCAGGGCCAGAAAGTAAAGTACGAACCCTTTGTAATGCATAGAGATTATACTAGTTTAGGCATAGAGCCATGCTGCATATTTTGTGAACAGCGTTTTATTGAAGGTGATCCACTATGGAAAAAAGTATGGGAACACCTAAACAATAACGAAAAATACAACGTGCCTGAAAATTTAGCATTTGCCCATTGGAAATGTAACGAAGATAAAATAAATAATTTTGATCTGCAGCAAATAGCTTTAGATAAATTCAAAGAAAATATGAAATCCACTTTAACATTCGAGTCGTGGTGTGAGAGTGAGAGAAATAATAAAACACACGCACCAGTAAACACAAGCGATGATGGACTAACCCAAGAACAGGTTAGCATTATGATTGATAATGAAACCCAGCGTTACCTTAACAAATTATTAGAAAAACAAAAAACACCATTGGATCAAAGGTGGTTATATTTCAAAGATGTTTTAGATTCCATTTCATTAATCTGCAGACGAAAATCTAAAGGCCGTGGTGTGCAGCCTGCAATAAGAAGAGCTATAGACGCATACTGTTCTACTGAAGGGGATTATCAAATAGTAAAACCTGATGGTGAAAATGGATACCCTGGACCAATTGGTAAAAGCATAATTATTTTGAGGTTAAAAAAATGAAAATATTTGGTATTGATTTTGGAAAAAACACTGATAAATTTTCGATGACTGAATTGGAAATAACTGGTGATTACAAAGCACCAGTACCACAAAATGTAAAATTAAATTTTAGGATGTTAAAAAAATGAGTGAAGAATTAAAACGAGATGAGTTTGGATTAGTACACTACAAATATTGTGGTTCAACAAGTGGTACTGCTGATGGTGTATGTAATTATTGTTTTATGATACATCAAGATGATTGGAAAACGGAGAAATTAAAAAAATGAAAGTATGTCCATGTTGTTATCGAGAAGTATTACATGAAGAAGGAGTTAGGAATTCAATTTCACATATTGATAATAAAACTGAAATTTGTAGTAAGTGTGGATTATTAGAAAGCACTGTTGGAATGGGCGTATCAACTAATGCAGTTGATATTGCAATGTATGAAAGATTCAAAGGGAGATTTAAAAAATAATGGATAGTTTTGATTTAGCAGAAGCATCTAAAAAATACAATTGGGAAGATGTTAAAAATATCAAAGTTTCATTTATTGTAAAAAACTGTCGCAATGAAACTGATGCTAACATACAAGTTTATTGTGTCTTTAAAGAATTTTTTGTAAATGAATTTATGATGAAACTAGACGAATCACATTGGGGAAAAATGTCATTGCCTGGAGAAAACAAATCAAAACTTGAAAAGCTACAAGAAGATTTTCAAAAATTTTGGTTAGAACATATAGAATTTGAGGTGGTTAAAAAATGATTAATGCAGAATATCTTAAAGCATACTCTATATTAAAATTAGAGGAGATAGAAAAAATTCTAAAAGCTTTAAAATTTTATGAAGCTGCAGAAACAGAATACAATAAAATTAAAAAAGAACTTGAATCACTAAACGAGAAATTAGCCATGCGTGAATATGAGGATGGCGAATATTCTAACATAATAATGAAAATGGATCTTCTAAGAAATTGGGGAATGAATTTAGAAAAATTAATGGGGATTAAAAAATGATAATCTATATAGCTGGTAAGTACAACGCTAAAACTTCTGGTGAGAAGTTAAAAAACACACATGAGGCTATTGACATTGGAATAGAGTTAATGAAGCTAGGCCATTATGTCTTAATTCCACATCTAACACATTACATTGATGAAAGAATGGATTATAATGGTGAACCACCAAGAGATAATCCATTTTGGTATAAATTTGATAATATAATAATTCCAAAATGTGATGCACTATTTCTTCGAAGCCATTCTCATGGTGCAGATGCAGAATTAAAACTTGCTGAAAAATTAGGTTTAAAAATTTATTATGATTTAAGAAAGGTTCCAGTGGAAAAATAATGTTAGGCAGTTTAGATATTCATGGATTTTATAGGAATAGAAAAAGATCAGGCAGTAATGATTTTGAAATTGGAAATGTTGAATTTGTATGTATAACAACTGACGCCTTGGCCGGCTGTGCATTATTTGGTAGAGTAAGAGTTGAAAATGATTTTATAGTAAATATTAGAAACGCCCAAAACAATGGTGATCACACTGTAAGAATTGATCGTAATAATATGGTAATTGTAAACGGCAAACCTATGGGAGTTGCTGAATAATGGTAAAAAAACATTTACAAATTCGTAATGAAATTTGGCAGCTAATTTCAAAATATTATCATCCAGAATTAGGATTAGATTATCTTTCGTTAAAGCCAGCCCTAACTAAATATTGTAAAAAAAAGTTTGGAGGAATTAGAGATCATGTGTGAAACTAGAAAAGAATTTGAAACAAGATATGGTTTATCACGAATAATAACTACAGGAAATCCAACACAAAAAAGTATAGCAGCTGAATTAAATGTAGCAGTCGTACAGATGTATGCGCCAAAATCTACCTGGTGGAATAGAAATCATAATGGCAGAGCTGAATGGTATTACATTTGCAAAATTAGGAAGGGTTGGGTAAATTGAGTGTGCCAAAAAAAACACCAAACCAATTGAATACCGAAAAATACATGAAAAGAAAATTAGAAGAAGTATCTAAAATTGTGAATGCTGCAATAAACGATCCTGGTTTAGTCGCAAAGCTGGTAATTTCAGATGGTATTATGGCATTAAATAATCAAACTGGCATTCCTGTAATAGAAATAAAGCTAGATATTCACGAACCAAAATATGCGGAGTTAAAAACACAAACATGAATATTATATGGTGGGCAACAATAGCTCTTGTTTTTGCTTTCTTTTCATTAGGTTTTACATTAGGCGGAATATATTACGAAGCTTATGCAAACAGTGCTGTAGCTGGTGAAGGTGCTGATGGAATATGTGTGCACTATTTCAAAAACGGTTACATTAAAGCAGGTACAGAATGTCTGGAAGAACAAGCTGCAGCAAGAGAAAAAGAAAAATGTGAAAAATCAGGGAGAATAAACTGCTGATGGAAACTGGTCAGATGGGCGAGATGGCAGCAAAGCTCCAACTTCAGTTGGATAAGATAAATGAATTAATGGATAAAATGATTCACCTATTTGAAAAATTTGATCCGCTAATAGATGGAATGATGACCGCAATTGACCAATTAGATTTATTCCTGGAGTCTGTATTGTAATGTTACCAAAACATGATGTATGTGGGGAACCACTTTACACACCAAAAATTATTTTTAAAGAACAAGGTGAAACAAAATACGAAACTACAGACCCATACGTTTGGTGCAGGAAATGCAAAAAATATGTAGAGGTTGAGGTAACTCAAAAATGAGTTACAATCCTTTAGATCCTGATCTATTAGAAGAAGAATACAGGAAATTAATCAGAGAAAAAATAATAACCAATAATCCTGATTGTGTGGATTACCTGGATGCAATGTGGGATATTAAAAAAATAGAGCAGAAATGCATTAACGCTGGGATGATGGTTATCATATCATTAGATATCGTAGAAATAAGAAAAGGTAAACCATTCCTGGCAGCCAACAAAAATGTAAAAAAGAGGTTTGGTCGTTGACTGGAGCACTCCCAAAAAAGTTTCGTGGCATCAAAACCACACAGGAACCACTTAATGAATATGCACCTAAAACAATTGTAAACAGATTAGGCCAGAAATCAATCTCACTACCTAGAATAGATGATGGTAAAAGGTGGGCTGGCTTTCCTGGTTTATCTGGTGTAGCTAGAAGAATAACTAATGTTATTCCTGAATGTAGATGGTATGTAGAACCATTTGCAGGAACAGCTAAGGTATTTCAAGAAATCTTAAAATCAAAAAAATTTACAAACACACAATTTGTTCTAAATGATAAATCAAAATTTATCTTTAATTGGCTCCTTAAAGAATTTTTTAATGATTCTAATGTAGTTATATTAGTAGAAGATTTTACTAATTGTATAAAATGCTGGGATGGACCAGAAACATTTTTCTTATTTGATATTCCCTGGAACAGATCATATTATGATCAAAAGTTTTCCTGTTTTGATAGATACGCTGTAAAAGAATATGAAGAAGAAATATTAAAAATCTGTGAAACAATCCAGGGTAAATTCATCATAACTACTAGAAAGGAATCTATCCGAATGAAAAAATCAAAATTCTACAACACATTAGTCACTAGTGAATATGTAGTGTCTGGCAAATATCCAAAAGTTATGCTAACATCTAATTTTAAAATCGATGGCAGGAAACTAAGATGAAATGTTTTATAATACACCAATGGGATTCTAACACTAGATTTGTTAAAGCTGGACCAGCATTTCTAGATAAAGCACAAGCTTTTGCATACATTGACAAACAAGATGATCCTTTTGCATACTCATTTACAGAGATTGATTTAATAAAATGAGATTAGTTGAAACCAATAAATTAATTGAACGTAGTAAATTAAAACGGCCATTAAAGTATTACAAATTCCATCAAAATCTTACTGATGAAGACTTTGATGTAATGTATGATGACCTTAAAAAAACTGGCCAGAAAATACCAGTATCTCTTGATAGAGATTGTAATTTATTAGATGGTTACACCAGGGATGAAATCTTAGGATTATTAAAATCTGTAACTATACTTTACAATCAATACAGCTTTAGCTCCGAATCTGAAAAATTAGGATTTATTGTTTCAGTGAATAGAAAAAGAAGGCATTTATCCATATACCAAAAATGCCAATGGGGATTACCAGTTTATGATCAAGCAAAAAAAGAAGCAGTTACCAGACAAAAAAAGGGAACCCTAGCATCCCAGGATGCTAAGGGTAAGGCTGCTGCAATTGCAGCAAAAGCAGCAGGTGTTTCTACACCTACATTTGAAAGATTTGTAGTAATTAATGATTCACCAGCTCGTGTTAACAAACAAAACGCACTAGAATCTGGCAAGACTACAATCAAAACAGTTTACAATTTACTTACAAAAGAAGAAAGAAGCTTACCAAAAACTAAGATCCCTAAAGGGAGTTATGATGTAATTTTATGTGATGTGCCAATTGCCTTTATTGATAAAGGTGGAAGAGGTGCAGCAGAAAATCATTACTCTACAATACCACCACATAAATTAATGAAACTAAAAATCCCATCTGCAGATAACGCAATCATATTCTTTTGGATGAGCCCAAGCATAATGTATTATGAAATTCCTGTAACTACAAAATTTGCATGGGCAGGTGGAAAGAATATGTTTGTTAGAGATATACCAACACCAACTTACAAAGCTATACTGGATGCATGGGGATTTAAAATAATAAAAAATGAATATGTATGGGATAAAGAAATTATTGGTGTAGGTTCCTGGGTTAGAAACCAACACGAAAACTGTATTATTGCAATAAAAGGAAATATGCCTACACCTGCTAAACTATTTTCTAGCATCATAAAAGAAAGAAGATCACAGCATTCTAAGAAACCAGAAAAGCTTTATGAAATAATAGAGCAGATGTATCCTAAAAGAAATTACCTGGAACTATATGCACGTAGAAAAAGAAAAGGATGGTCTTCACATGGCAATGAAATTAAAAAAAAGGTAGGTAAATTTGCCTAAAGAGGGTTATGTAACAATCACTGTTCCTGGTTGGGTTCTAGATTGTATGCACCTTACATCTTATCCAGGAGATGATAATGTCGACATCTTAAGAAAATTATTAATTGAGAAACTTGGTGAGGTAAAATGTTTAGACATCTATAACAAATGGAGAAAAAGAAATTATCCGTTAGGAGGCAACAAACCTTGGGGGAAATAGATATAGAAAAGCTACACAAGATTTACAGGTTTGCCACAGATCTTAGCATGTTATTAGAATTACCATTTAGATTTAAAGAAGATGGTGGAGATTATGAAACAGCTATTCAGTTCAAGACAATGGTTCCACCACTGGTTCAAGAAGGAGATTCAAGAGTTATTCCATTCCATCCACCAATTCAATCTAAAGAAGAAATAATAAAAATTGGAGATAAAGTTTACTGCCCAGACATTTTAGATTTTGAAAATAAAATTATTATTGAATATGAAGAAGAAGGTGGAAGACGTCGGGCAGGTGCAAGATTAGCTACAAAAGGCCATGGTCGTGAAGGAGATTTACCAACAAAACGTGATAGTAAAAGAGATAATTATTATTCACTAGCTGGTTTTAGAGTTTGGAAAATTTACGAATATGATCTTAAAAAAAATAATTGGAAACAACATCTGGCGAGGTTTTTACTAAATCCATGACCTGTAAAGAAATTTGTAAAAGATACAAAGCTGGGAAACCAGGAAACAATGGTGGTGCTAGATATTCCAGTGGACAAAAACGCTGCCAAATCTGTAATATCTTCATGCAATTTGATGGCAGATGGTGCCCATGCTGTGGATATAGATTACGAACTAAACCCCGAGCTATGAAGTACAAAAATAAGTATAGGAAAGCTGTAGCACAATGAAACGTTTTTGCTGGAGAAAATTATCTACTGAGACAAAAGTTACTGATATATCAATATCGATTTACGGTTTTGTTATTTTTTCATTTTTACATGAACCAAAAGACACCTACATAATTATACTGAATCATGGAATTTTTGAGAGGTTTGTAGATGATTAATTGGATAAAATTTAATCGGATCTTACATAAGATTGGTTTACATATTTGTGATTGTTATAGATTAGTTTTGTTCAAAAATGTCTTTGGTGTTATAGATGATGATTGCGTAATTTGTAAACATTGCTTCCAGGAGGCAGTAGAATCTTGAATGAAAAAGAATGCTGCCACTGGTGTGGAAACTATTCCAATAAAGATGATGGAGTTTACAAAGAGCATAAAGGCATAATCTTATGGTTTTGCAGCCATGATCATGTAGATGAATGGTGTAAAAAATACAAGGTGGTAACTACATGAAACATAGAATATTTGGTAGTAGAACTGTGCCAAAGGTAGCTAAGTATGCAGTTGTTATTTACATTTACACTCACGAAGCAAAATATGATTGCCATACTAATCATGCTCAAATGGTAGCTAGAAGAACAGTAAAAAAAATGGCAATGAAAATGTATGAAAGATTAAAGGGTTCCAAATATGATTGGGAACCTCATAACACTGGAATGATGGAATCAGAACATCTTTTACATGCAATAAAAGATGGTGGAAATTACAAATATTTTACCGTCTGGATGTTATACATGAATCAAACAGCACATAGTATAATTCATCAATGGGCACAAGATTATGATCCTGCTGATACTGATGCAAAAAAACCAAACTTCTACAGAACAATATTTGCGGAGCTAACTAATGACTGATCTTAAAATCGTTTATGATGTCAACACAAAAAAAGATGTCCCAATAAATCTTCAGGAGATAATAAAATCCAGAGTATTACTACAAGCCAACTCTGGAGGTGGAAAAAGTCATTGGATTAGAAAACTTAATGAAGAATCTCATGGCAAAGTTCAACTAATATTATTAGATCCAGAGGGAGAGTTTCACACTTTACGAGAAAAATATGAATTTCTCTTAGTTGCCAAAGGTCCAGCAGCTGATATCCAGGCAGATGTAAAACATGCTCCACTACTTGCAAAAAAACTAATGGAAACTTCAGCAAATACAATCATTGATCTTTATGAATTAAATCCATTTGAGAGAATTAGATTTGTAAAAGCATTTTTTAACGCAATGGTAAACCTTCCAAAAAATCTTTGGCATCCTTGTATAATTATTTTAGATGAAGCCCACGTATTTGCTCCTGAAAAAACCCATGCAGAATCACTAGAAGCAGTTGCAGATATGGCCAGCAGAGGGCGTAAAAGAGGATATGCTTTAGTCTGTGCAACTCAAAGGATATCCAAATTTAACAAGGATGTTGCTGCAGAATTAAATACAAAATTCATTGGCAGATGTTCCCTGGATAATGATAGGAAAAGAGCAGCAGAAGAACTTGGAATCAAAGACAGTACTGTATTAAGAAAACTAAAACATGAATTTTATGCATTTGGTCCAGCAATTTCAGAAGATACAATCAAGGTAAAAGCTTATGAAACAAAATCTATGCATGAAGAGATTGGATCAATTAGAGAATACACACCTGTAAACAAATCTAAAATCCAGGGATTAATGAAAAACTTTGCAGAGTTACCAAAAGAAGCTGCAAATGAAATGAAAACTATCCAAGACTGTAAATTAAAAATTACTGAATTAACTGTAGAGAATAGAAAATTAAAGGCTGGCCAACCTAAAGAAGATCCTAAAGCAATTGAGAAGGCATATACTACAGGATATAACAAAGCCATAAATGATGCCAAGAATAAATTTGAAGAAGCTATCAAAAATCATGCAATCTATGTTAGGCAAAATAAAGCAAATCGGCAAATGCTAAAAGAATTAGCTGTTAGACTTCAAGCCACATTAGACCAGGATAATGAATTTATCAAAGGAAACGTTGATCCAGTATTACATTTAGATTTAAAGAAATTTTTAACTCCACCTGGATTATCAAAACCTGGTACCAGTGGATCACTACCAGTTAAACACACATTATATTCAAAACCATTAGAACTTACATCGAGAGCAATACCATTTACAGAAGATGGTAAATTAGGAAGATGTGAAACACAAATCTTAATCGCACTAGCTCAACGTGGTAAATCATCTTCCAAACAGCAGATAGCAATCATTGCAGGTTATAGTTTCAAATCAGGTGGCTTTAGTAATTCAATATCTAGATTAAAATCTCTAGCATTGATTGCAGGAAATGGTGATGGTCTACAGCTTACTGATCTTGGTATGGATAATGTAAAAGACTATGAACCAATCCCGGCCACTACACAAGATCTATTAAATTTCTGGATGACTAAATTAGGTAAATGCCCTGCAGCAATTCTAAAAGTAATATGCGAAAATCCAGGAGATCATACTAAAGATTCACTGGCAGAAGCTACAAATTATTCTGCAAACAGTGGTGGCTTTAGTAACAGTGTATCTAAATTAGTTTCATTGGGATTAATGAATAGATTATATGATGGATTATACAGTGTATCAAAGGAGATGTTGGGGAATGATTGAAATAAAACATTGGAGTGAGAAATAGATGAAGCAAATATGTAATGATTGTAATTATGAATATGATGGGTGGCAGGCAGATCATTCTAAATGTATTGACAATTATCGAGGAAGTTGGCCATTGTTTCAAGATGTTCCAGATGATACTTTTGAAAAATGGGAAAAATTAGCTTTAAAGAAATGTCCACATTGTAATAATAATATGAATTATAATGATGATGGATGGATATGTTATCATAAAGACTGTCCACTAAAACCTGAACGTTATACTAAAACTAGACCTAAAAAAAGACATGAGTATCGTTGGAGTAATGAAAAACAAGAATGGGTATGCAAGACTATTGATTGTGATGAATGTCTTAATCTTAGGAAGTGAAATAGATGGTCAGTAAAGATGTAATTAGATCAGGCAGACTAAATTCATTATTAAGAATCTACCTGGCCAGGGGAAACCAGGCTGAGATATTTTCTGAAGCAAAAAGGATGGGAGTTGCTGATGCCACAGCCTGGGATTACACCAGAACCGTAATTATAAAAGCCACAAAAATGCGAAAATAATATTCTCTAATGAAACCTTTTTTTCATCGATTCCAGTAAGGAGTCTTACATTTTGCACAGGAAACAGGATCAGGATTATCCGAACGTGGAAACCATACATGTTTACAAACATTACATTTACAAGCCTCTACCATTACTATTGCCAATGATTATCATACCATACACTAGTATTAATACTAATATAATATACTAAAAGTATATACTTTTATAACCAAGTATGGATACACTATAGTATGCAAACAATAACAAAAACGGAAAATAAAAAAAGAAAATTTGGTCTAGAAACTAAAATAACAAGCTGTACCGTGAAAAGTGTTCATGTGACAGCAGGGAAACCAGTAAGAGAGTTGCGTTAATAATGGGGTATAAACAATATTAACACCTGAACAAAAACTAGACCGCATCTATCAGCCAGCATCCAACTTATCACCATCATCTTATGAGGATAATGATATAGTAAATGAGATAATGGAGATTTGTGAGGAATGAAGTCAGGAAAAAAGATAAGGGAAGGATTCAGAGCACTAGCTTTTCTCATTGAAGAATCAAATCGTTTAGATTCAAATCCACATGTTGGTCAACTATTACCAAAGAGAGAAAAATGAAAGGCACAATAACAATCTATGTCAATGATCAAGTAAGACAGACAGTACATGATGCGGAAGAGAAAAATTGGATAAAACCAATATTTAGAATTCCACACAGGTCATGTGGAGGAATGCTAAAACCTAGAAAGTATATAAAATCTATTCCCATCCAATTTGACCATTTAGATGCCAAGCTTCTAGGAACTGATAGAATTACGGATGAGTATGGAAACTATTATGTAAACTTATTTTACTATCTATTTGATGCCACAAAAGCGACTGTGATGGCTATCATAATGGAAACAAGAAACAACCTTCTAATTAACATGAGGAAAAAATGAACTGGTTCGACAAACACGAAGGACACTCTATAATAAAATTAGATGATGATGAATATGAATGTCTAACTTGTGGGGTAGAGGAAAAGTAACTATGGCTACAGACTACGAAGCAAAATTAGAAGTTATTTACATCGTAAACAAACATGATGTTTCCAGAAAATCTTTAGATGAAATTTTAGGTATCTTGTATAAAGAGATTGAGCCATAATGGCCTACATTTTTAGCAGCATACAATTAGAAAGTGGTAACATGATTCCTGCACTAATGGGTGAAGATAAAGATGAATGTTACATTTGTGGTGAATCCCTGGAAGGGAAATTTTGTATAAGAATGGACCCTGACTCATTTTTAATTTGTTCTGAAAGAATATGTGAAAGAGAGGGTCAAATTTTTGATCCTGAAACAGATATACCTATTTTAATTATGGAATTGAATGAATGAAAGAAAAACTGCTTTGTGAAAATTGTGAAAAAGGAGATCATAAAAACTGTTTACTTACAGAATGTGATTGTAAATAAAATGAGTTTCACATTAACAGATTATCTCAATCATATAGCATGGAGTAAATTTAGAGCATTAGGTGCTAAAACTTGCTCTCTAAAAGATTGTAAGGTGTGTAAATGAAATGGTTTTCACTGTTTTCAGGTATAGGTGGCTTCGATTTGGCATTACAAAACACCGGTCAAGAAATTGTAGGTGCATGTGAAATTGACAAATACGCCAGGGAAACCTACAAAAAAAATTTTGGAAGATATCCCTCCGAAACAGATGCAACAAAAATTATTCCAGAACAACTCCCAAACATTGACGGACTCTGTGCAGGATTCCCTTGTCAAGCTTTCAGCATTGCTGGAAAAAGGCTCGGATTTGAAGAGTCAAGAGGCACGCTATTTTTTGAAATCGCTAGGATTACAAAACAAAAAAGACCTAAGATTTTACTCCTTGAAAACGTCAAAGGACTGCTCAGCCACGACAAAGGAAGAACATTCGAAACAATCCTCAAAACGCTGGATGAGCTCGGGTATGATGCAGAATGGCAAGTGCTTAACAGCAAATATTTCGTCCCACAAAACAGAGAGAGAATCTTCATTATCGGACATCTTAGAGGAGCATCCACACCAAAAATATTTCCTATCAAAGAAAGCATTGAAAGGAATGTTGAAACACGATCAAAGACACAAAAATCTAGGAAATTGGTATCGAGTCAAACTATTCCAACAATTGACTCAGGATACCAAAAAGGCTATGGAAATAGAGCAATGATTTACATGAGTTTTAAAAGTGCCAATATGAAACAAAGAATACAAAAACGAGATACAACCTGGATCCTAACAGCAGCAAATAATGATTTTGGGATTATAGAAAAAGGAAGTATTAGAAGATTGACTCCTCTGGAATGTGAAAGATTACAAGGTTTTCCAGATGGATGGACATCCGGAGTTAGTGATGCACAAAGATACAAACAGCTAGGAAACGCAGTGACGGTGCCAGTGGTAGAATTCATTTTATCAAAATTATTGGAGTTACACTAAAAATAATTAGAGGAGGTGAAATAAAATATCGAATAATCAATTAACCAAAACAGAATTTGCTATCATGGAAAAAGCAGATGAAGATCAGATCCTAGCAGCAGATAAAGCACTGAAACAAGCTATGGTGTATAGCTTATCAGTTGGTGGTAAAGATGTAAAACAAATTACCTACATTGGATTAAAATTTTTAACACTAAAAATGAGCCAGGCTGGCCAACCGTTAGAAGTTTTTGATGAAAAAGTAGAATTGGTAAAACATGATGATACAGATACATCTACCTGGATCTGGTATGCATCAATCAAAGTAAGAAACCAAAAAACAAAACATGAATCTGTAGGAATATCAGAAGCACCATACATGGCCAAAACAAAAGATGGAACTGGTTATGATCAGTTTGGAAGAACTAAAGCACTATCTAAAGCTGAAAGAAACGCCTGGAGAAAACAAATACCAGAGTTAGAAATAATGAGTTTGTTAAAAGTTGTAGAAGCTAAAGATGTAAAAGAACTCCATAAAGGAGAAAAATTTGCATGCAAATGTGTAAAACCTAACTGTGATAAAAACTCCAGGACCTGCAATACCTGTGGTGGCCAGGATACTAGAGCTTGACTAAAACTGGAAAAAAGATTAGTGTGCCTGAATACAAATGCCGAACCTGTGGCACACTAGTTTATCCCACTATCAAAAAAGGGAAAATACAATCCCTGCCTAATAGATGCCCAGGCTGCAGAAGCCCATACTGGAATAAGCCATACACCAGGAGTGATCTAACCAAAAAGAAGCTGAGAAACTAGTCAACATCAGCTTCTACCTTACTTTTTCTATACGAACTATTTTAGTAAAGCATCAATGGACACTTTCTCAAAGACCGTACAGGTTGAAAAACCATCTAATGAATTTTTTAAATTAGCTGAACAAGCTGCTAAAGAAGAAATTTACAGCAGAAGTGATGCCACAAAAGAAACTACCTGGATCAGCATGGGAAATGAATTAGAAATTACTGGCTTCCCTAATGATCAAATTTCAACATTAATGAAAAGATCAATCGAAGATAGAATTTGGGAATTAGAATATAAAGAATTAGAAATTAGTCGTGAAGAATATACCTGGCATTCGGGACACTTTTATAGAGTTATGAAGAAGAACGATTGGACTAATCAAGAAAGAAATTTCAGAGAGGTTCCCCCCAGGGAACTAGAAAATAGTTCTATAAATACTCCAAATAAGCAAGCGATCCACCTATTATTTCACATTGAAGAGATTTGTAAAATTACATCTAAAAAATTAAAAGAACAAGAAGAATTAGGGATTTTTTTTGATCAAAAAAATGTAAAAGAATTTTATCAACAACAATCTACAATCATAAAAAATATGAATGATGCATTTGATGATAAAACAAAAGTTTCAATTAACACTGAACAAATTTTACTGCACTGTTTGGCAACTGCATTGGGAAGCTTAAGCAATGGTGCAGAACACTACATGGAAAAACGTATAGAATTATTTAAAGAACAAAATAAAAAATTACTGTCACCAAAACAAGCTATCAAGTTTCAACGTGGAGAAAAAATTAGTAAGCTACCATTGTTAAAACCCAGGACCAGGGATACGGCAATTTTCTTAGGTTACTACGGTGTGCAATGTGTATGCGGTTCCTGGAGAGTTAGACCAAAATCCGATAGTGATGAAGTAGAATGCTATGATTGTGATAAATCATTTTCTGCAAAAACGGTTTCAAAATGTAGGTACTGCCAAATTCCACTTTACAAAGAAGATTTACTACACATCATCAAAACAAAAAAATGTGAAAACTGTGACACTGAAATTAAATTACCACAAGAAGTAATTAATTATGCATTATCAGAACAGATCATATTAGATCAAAAATAGTTAATATTATTTCTATTATAACATAGTAATTATTTACTAAATGAGAAAGTCGTTTTCTTGGCTGTAGTTCCCGAATCTACATAAAAAAATTCGGAACTATTCTTCACAACTAATTTTCATTTCTAAAAAATGATGCTTTTATCATTTGCAATTAAGCAGGGTTAGTATATGGAATATAATGTAATCCAAATAGATCTTGCAAAGCTAGGTCTTAAAAAAGATGATTCATGGTTCTTAGAACCATTATATGATATTCATATTGGCCATCAAAATTTTGAGGCTGAGAAATATGTAAAACGAGTAAACGCAATAGCTGAGCAAACAAACAGATCAACTTTCATCGGTGGTGATATTATAGATAATATTCCTGCTGCTGATTTTAGATTAGATACAAGGTCCAAAGACATGACCATGTTTGAAGATGTGGAACAGGAGGATGCATTTGAAAGACTAACTGAACCATTGATAAACCAACACAAGAAATTATTGACTAAAAAATATCAGAGACATGAAGATCCTAAAACTTGGAGTGATATCAAAATACATGGTGCGTTAATGGGAAACCATGAATACGCCAGGCATTACTATTCATCACAAAGATTCGAGAAAGCTTTCTGCAAGCCAGCCAAATTAAAAAATCTGGAAGATGAAGCTGTTATTTGGTTTGAGTTTTATTGGCATAGTGAACTACTCAGACAATTCACTGCTGTTGTAACACATGGAGCTTATGGTGGTGACCAATCTGGTGGTGAAGTTAACTCAATGCAAAGATGGCCAGCCAAAGTTGATGCTGATATGTTCATTGTTGGTCACTCACATGATAAGAGAATTACTGATCAAGCTCAAGAAATTTTCAAGAGAGGAACAGGCAAATCATTGAAGATGTTTGAAAGAACATTAATTTTTGCTAATGGCGGAACATTCCTCAAAACACATAATTTTGGCATTAGAAACTATCCTGAGAAAAAAGCAATTAGATCAAGAGTCTCAAAAATTGGAACTATCACAATCGAAATGGTGCCATACGATGGAGATTTAAAAGGTCATTTGTAATGGAACGAGATAGTAAATCCAGTGCCTTAGAACAAAAACCCATGCGTGGTGAAACTGTTGTTGTGCCACGAAGGACTAAACGACAATATAAAAAAATGCATTGGATGAGAGTTTGGGAATCTATTCTTGTTACACTTGATGATCTGGGTGGACATGCATCCTGGAAACAACTCATTACTGGAATGAGTCAAGGTAATGATCATCCAAGTGATAAACTATCTATTGTTTTAGCTAAACAATTTGTCAAGAAAAGCAGATGTTTAGATTGTGAGATAGGTACTATTTACAGTCTCACAAGACCTGGAATGAAAGAATTAAAACGAATTAGAAAGGAGTTTCCAAAATGACCTTAGATGATCAGATTAGAGAAAAGAAATTACAGTTAGAAAATATAGAAAAAATTAAAGAAGCTTACATTATTCAATTATTGGATGCGGTTAATCAATATTCAGAAACTCGACATGAATTGGAAGATTTAGAAAATACACAAAACCAAGAAGACCAAGAACATTCAGAAGATTGCACCTGCATAAAATGTGAGGGTAAATGATATGCCAACTACTACAGAATATAATATAGATGACCAGCTTCAAGAGTTAAAAAACAGAGTAGATGATCACCAGGAAGCATTAATTATTGCTGGCAAAAATGATGTTGATTTTGAAACCATAATGAGAATACACAGTAAAGAAATAAAGGAGCTGCAAAACAGAATTGGTCCTGAAATACACCCAGACTAAAACCTTCATATTTCCAACGATTAAGAAAGAGATTAGCAGCAATGATATCGATAACCCAATAAACAAATTTCTTTTAGATCATAAAATCGAAGCTGTCGCTGTTGATTATGAAGTGCTAGATGGATTTGTATTTGCAAAATTACATTGGTTTGTGGAATTTAAAAAAGGTAAGAAATAATGCTGTGCCCTAAATGCCACAAATACTTTGGTAACGGTTCCAGGTGCCAGAATCAAAAATGCCTGTATGGTTTTGGAGATAATGAGGGATGAATGATATAGAACCTAATGTAATACCAGAAGAAAGGAATCCTGAAAATGCACCTGGAAGACCAGAACCAGGCTTTGATTACGATGAAGACGAAGAGTCTAATCTTTATTTCTTTTAACACCAAAATTGTTCTAAATATTAAGAAATCATGACAGCTATTACACTTGTTCCAAAGAAACCTAGTATTTCCAGTAGGGTACCGATATTTTTTGATAAGGCTTTAGAAAATGCTTCGATAGTTATTGATAACGCAGCTTATCTGGCTACCAAGGATAGGTTATATGATGTCCATGGAATGGGTAAAGGTTGGGCACAATTCAAAAATGTGGGTGCCAATAGTATTGATATGTTAATTGAAAAAACCCATAAAGAATTTACTGATATTACAACATTAACAGAAGTTGATTTTGAGGATGAAGTTATAGAAGATGCAATAGCAGCAGGTGTTGCAGCAACTGGCACAGTTGATGTAACTGGTGGACCATCTGTAAAAGCTGAAGGAGATTTAACTCTAGTTTCTGCAGTGGCAAACGCATTTGCAACAGGAACTGCTCAATGTACTTCAGTCATTGCGACTGACACAATAACAGTTAATGGAATACTTTACACTGGTGTAGCTGGAGTAAAAGCCAATAATGAACAATTTTCCATAGATACTTCAAATACTGCATGTGCAGCAGATTTAGCTGATTCAATTACAAACGATACAAGAACTGGTACTCTTGGTGACCAAACAGCAACATCGTCAGGTGATACAGTAACAATCACCACTGATGTTTTAGGAACTACTGGAGACGCTATAACTCTGGCACAAACTGGTGGAACAATTACCCTGTCAGGAGCCACATTTTCAGGTGGAGTAACTGCTGACCAAGTGATAGTCAACGGTCTTGTTTACTTGGGTGTTGCAGGAGCAAAAGCTGACAATACACAATTTTCAATAGATACCAGTGATACTGCAGCTGCTACAGACTTAGCTGATTCAATTACCAATGATACTAGAACTCCAATAACAGTTCCAACCATTGATGTGATAGCTACAAATTCCTTGGGCGTTGTTACAGTAGAGGCTCCAATTAATGACGGTGCAGCAGGAAATGCAATTGATACAATTGGATCTGCAAATATTACAGCAGCAGGTGCAACATTAGCAAGTGGAGTTTCATCTTCAATGGATGGAATCACTGTTGATGACATAGAAATTATGAGTGGTCCTGTACCATTTGATACAGATGATGATACAACTGCCACAAATGTTGCAGCCAATATTACTGCCAACACATCCATTCCAAATTATACAGCAGTTGCAGTTGGTTCATTAATTACAATTACCAAGGTGGAACAGGAAGCATCAACGTTTGTTGTTGTCAGTTCTACCACCGTTCTCACAACAACCGATGTTAATTTCTCTGGTGGTGCAAATGGCAAAAGTGTGGCATTTTCAAATACTGCAATATCGCCAGAAATCACAGCTTTGAAATTCAGATTCAAGGAAACTGCTGGTGGATCTCCTGGTGCAGTCAAATCAGAGATGGGATTCATCCGGTAAATTGCCAGATTAAATGACTAGAGGAATCATTTGTCTCAAATATGCTAAATCTGGACTGCTTTAAGATGCACGTAAATCTGTGCCTAAAATCTAACGCTAATTATATTAATCTGTGGACTGACAATGATAATCATGGTAGAAACATGCGATAGATGTGGAGCTGAAAATGGTTTAAAATTAAAACTGATAATTAAACGAGTTTGTCCTATTTGTAATCAAGAATTCACTCCAACTAAGGAACACAAAAATAGAAAACAAAAATTTTGCTCTAAAGAGTGTTGGTCTAAACGTAATCCACCCACTGTTAAATCATGTTTAATATGTCAAAAAGAATTCAAGACATATAGTAAAGAAAGAGAATCAAAAATATATTGTTCTTATGCCTGCAGAAACAAGGCATACACAGGAAGAAAATTATCTCTGGAAACTATTGAAAAAATAAAATTGTCTCACAAAGGCATAATTCCAAAAAATGCTTGGAAGCCTGGAAAACTACATCCTTTCTGGAATCCTAATAGAACTGATTCAAGAGAAAGAGATACAATAGATTACACCAATTGGAGGTTAGCTGTTTTAAAACGAGATAATTTCACATGTCAAATATGTGGAGCTAGAGGCAAGAAAGGATTCAGACCAATATTACACGCAGATCACATTAAACCATTTTCAATATATCCAGAACTAAGAACAATGTTATCTAATGGCAGGACTATCTGTATCGACTGTCATAAGAAAACTGACACTTGGGGAAGAAAAAAGGCAAAGAAAATACTAAATTAGCTTACTGATACATCAATAACATGATATATCATCCAAAATACTTTTGGAATCCATATCAATACTATGATCAGCTAATTTTAAAACAATTACGTGGAAAATATTGGAGGCAATCAATTTGAATTCTACTAAATATCTACATGCTATGGGCGATGCTCACAGAGCTGTTGATGAAATGATATGTGGTCTTAAAAATATAGGTCTATTTAATGATCTGTAACGGATGCCAAGGTAGTTATCAACCTAGAGCAAAACAAGATCCTACAGATAATCTGTGGCTGTGCCCTAACTGTAACAAAAAGATGAAAGATCCAAAGGATAATACAGCTTCTTTAAAATCATTCAAAGAGTGGCATAAACAACTAAAAGAAAAATCTACTAAGAAATCTAAATAATTCCAATATTTCCTATATGAGAGTTTTACTCCCATCTTATGACTAACTATTGCCATTAAATGAGAGAGAATTACTTGTAGTTGCTACCAAGGTAATGAGGTTCAGTGAAAAGGAATCACTAGCTTATATGAAATTAAAAAATCATGAAATGGTAGCTTCATCATATTATAGAATTTTAGGCCGTGTAGAAGCCGAGACTAGAAAAAGATTATACGAAATTTGTAAAACCATGAAGGAAAGACACTTAGAAAGAATTGAAGAATTAGATCTCATTAAAAAAGAAATGTGGATACAATACCACAAAGAAAATGTTCCTAGATTCAAAGTTAGAACATTAAAGGAATTAAGAGAATTACAACCATACATATCTGCTTATGATGAATCTACACAGGGAATCCTGGAGGATGCGATAAAACAATTTGCCCATGAAAAGAATCTCAATTTACCCACTCTCGGAACATAGAAAGAGATTACAAGCTAAAGAAGCTGCTGCAGTAGCCAGGGCTCTAAATGTTCATACAGAACAAGAAATAGAAGAGCTGCCTGATTTACCAACCGATAGAGTAGAGTGGGAATATTTTTGTAGGGCATTAATCAAAGGTACAAAAAATCGATTAAAGTATAGACCTATGTTACTAAAAATTGTAAACGATATATTCCCATTCATTATGTTAATGCTGGCCAGGCAGTGGGGCAAAACAACAATGATTGCATCTAATCTAGCATTCCATGCAACTACTAAACATCACTTTGATCAAATGTATTTTAATTTTAAAGAGCCTAATCTTAAGACATTTACAGAAAATAAATTTAGGGAAGATGTATTTGGCCAAGGACCATTATCAAAATATGTTGCAGGCATATCCAGATTAGGATCTCAAAGAAGAATACTATCCAAAACAAAATCTGCCATAGATATGATGTTACCTGGAATGCTTTGGGAAAATGCATTAGGTGGCTCCAACCAGAGATTAGAAATAGATGAAGGCCAGGACCATGATTGGACTGGCTTTGGTAATGTAAGAGAAACACAAGCTGATACAATGGGCGATTTAGAAATTGCCGGTGTAGGTGGATTCAAAGATACTGATTATGATAGACTGTGGAAATCCACAAACCAAATGCAATACAAATTCAAAAGATCAGAACCCTGGAAAGGTTACGAAAATATGTCATGGCGTAATGATTTAGAATTTGATGATGAGGGATTAGTAGAAGGTGCATATTTACTGGATGTATTAGATGGAGAATATATTGCAGACGTACCAAGAAACTATTCAAGACACGGCTATCATTTATCACAATTACAAAATCCTAGAATACCATTAAAGATTGAACATGCAATAAACGATTACAAAGTATCCCCTGAGTTTTCAATTGAATGGAAAGAGAAAAAAGATCCTAATTATTCATTTGCTGATTATGTAAGGAACATTTTAGCTGAATCTGTAGAGGGTGAATTAAAACCAATCACATCAGAAATGATTTTGAATCTATTCGATAAAACTATGGGATTAACTAAAGCAGCAGATGTTGATCATGCAGCAGGGCAAGTATTTATTGGAATAGATTGGGGAGGTGGTGGCAAAACAATAATTTGGATTTGGCAATGCATCGATAATACTGCACCAATATTCAAATTATTATGGGTTGAGCAAGTTATGACTAGTGATGTTCAAGAGCAAATTAGAATCTGTAAGAATCTTTGTGATGCCTATGAACCAAAGAAAATAATAGTTGATGCTGGAGGTGGAACTGAACAAGTACAATCTCTTCAGAAATACTATGGTTCCACTTGTATTAGAAATTCATATCATCCAAGGCCAGAACTAGCTTTACCAACAAGAGTTGAGTTAGTAAAATTTAATCGTGAGATGCGTTATGTTATAGATAGAACATTTTCCATAAATAGAATAATTAGCTTAATCAAATATCCTCACAAAGAGCCAGGCTTTACATGCAATAGAATTATTTTACCAGGTAAGGATTATGAAGAAGTAAAATGGATTGTAAAACAATTTACTGCATTAGTAGGAACCAAAGAACATCTAAAATCCACTGGCCAGACATACATCAAATATGATCATAAAGACTCTGAACCTGATGATGCACTACAAGCTTGTAACTATGCATTCATAGCCTGGGATATTGGCAGGGGTGCCAAACGAATTAAATTCTCACAATTCAAAGATAAAGATCCATTTAAAGATGGATATTCAGCATCTCCACCAAGTTAAATAATATCGAAATATTTAGAAACAGGATGAATAAATACAATATTTGTATTTGTGAACGTCCTTTAGGTTCGTTTCAAATATGTCGTAGGTGTTTACTTAGAAAATGTCAATAGTAGATAATGAATGTAAAAACTGTGGAAAACCTTTAGTTCAACATGAAAGCGGTGCATTAATGCACGCACATTATGGAGCATGTAATAATCCTGAAATTAAAACATAGGAGTAAGGACTAGATGCCTGCACATTTTAAACCAAGAACTTGCATGACTTGTGACCATACAAATTATTCCTCATCAGATAATTGTGTTCAATGTAGAGGCAGCCTAAAAGAATATTGGGAGTTATCATCATAATTAATCTTAGGAGTGAAAGATAGATGGGAATTAGTAAATCTCAAACCTATGGATCAATGAAGAAAGGACTATGTACCAAATGCGGAAAAGATGTTAGTAAATTATCTTGGAAACAACAACAAGACCATGAGTTTATGCACCTGAAAGAAATAGAAGAAAAGAAGAATCAAACTAAATTATTCTAATAATATAATTCCTTTATGAGCTAGCTCATAAATTGTTCTGTGAATGATGAGCTATTAGAAAAGATTCTAAGTTTAATTAAAAAGAATCCAAAGTGGGGAGATCAAAGGATTGCCAATCAATTAAAAATTAGCAGGACCACAGTATGGAGAGTTAGGTCTAGGGGAAAATCAAAAGCATTGTTAGATCCTAATTTACTATCTGATGAAGAATTAGAATTATACAATGAATACAGACAAAAAAAGAAATTAGAAAAAGAAGGTAAAGTCAAAAAATTTATTCTAAGAGTATGGCCATTAAAAAGATCATTAGCTGATGGCAATTTAGATTCATTTGGTGATAGTACCATGCTGGAATCCCAGCAGCATCATAATAATTTTCTAGATAATTACAAACCTCAATACAATGTTCAGGCTGTAGATGTTAAAGTTGAAGATAAGAAAATACTAAATGCGCCAACTCCATTTACTGCTAGAGAAGACAGAAAAGGCCGACCAATATTCCCTAAATTTTTCATAAACCCATTACAAGCTTTGGATTATATTGTCTTACAAGACATTTACATGCATACAATATGTGGCTCAGTAATTGATGTGCTTACATCTTTTACCATGGGCCGAGGTATTAGACCAATTTTAAAATTAAATAAAGAAGATGCTGTGGAAATTAAAAAGGTAGATTTACCTATACCAAAAACCCCACCAACAGAAACCATTCAAAAAGATGATAGCCAAACTAAACCACCAGAAAGTAAAGGACCAGAATCTAAAGAAGGTGTAATACAAGAAAAACCAGGTCAGAGAGATGAAACAAAACAAGAAGCTATAGTTAGAGTATTGGATGAAAACAAAGAACTTTTAGATCCTATAATTGCAATTGATGAAAGCTTTTCAGATCCTGAAGGTTCCAATCCAATGCTGGATGAAGATTTCAACAGTAAGATTGAAGCTATGGTAAGGAACCACTGGATTTATGGCAGGTGTATGATGACCTATGAATATTTCACAGATAATGTATTCGAATTTGAAAATACAAAATACCCAAATATTCCAAATGTACTAAAAGTAATGCATCCCAGGGATATGGGATTCGTACAGATAGAACAATCCACCTTACAGCTTAGAGGAATACAATTAATGTTTGCAACTGCAATGATTGAATCACCAGATATGCTATACCTGGAACATAGTGCAAACTCTGCAATTTACAATGGTAAATTTTACGGTTATTCAAAAATGCAAAGAATGATTGGGCATGGTAGATCATTAAGAAAATTAATTGATAGAGATTTCCCTAACGTATCCACAATAGGCTATGCTGGCTTCTCAGTTATTGCATTCAAAGGTGACGAAAAAGGAATGGGCTCACAAGAAGAAGAAGATCAAAACACTGCATTTGTAAATTCACTAACTATCGGATCACCAAATGCAGTAACACTAAAAGATCCTGAACATGATATGAAAGTACATGATGTAAACACAGATGCTAAAATTAAAGAAATGATTGAGATGGCCCATTACCATGCTGAAGCATCAGCTAAATCTGCAGAGGTACCAACCACTTTGGTATCTAAAGAAAAAGATCCTAACCGAGATACATTATTGGGCATTCTAAGATTGTTTATGGAAAATGTAATTAAGCGTCATAGAATCAAGATTGGAAAACAAATAGCCCAACAATGGTACATGAAAAATTTCAGAATAATTTATGGCAAAAAACCAGAAGTGCTAAAGCAATTCCATATAGAGGCAGAATTTGATGACTTCAAATTAGAATCATGGGCTGATCTAGTGGCATCTGTTAAAGAACTAATGACCATAAAACCACTAAAGGCAGACGCAATTGGTGAACTATTAGGATTACAAAACTTTGAAAACATGATAGATCCTGAAGGCTCACCAATGGATAATGAAATGACTATTGATGGTGGGGATGGCAGTAAAACCACATTAACTCAAACTAAAACTAAAATGAGAAAGCAACCACAACCAAACCAATAGACATTTCCTATATACTTCATTATATGGTAAATGATAATGGATGAACATAGAGGCCAATCCCGAAGATGTTATTCTGATTCCACAACTCCTAAAACTGCAAAACTATTAGCTGTCGAAGCAAAATTAGTTTTAGAGGGTAAAAGAGCAGGACCTAAACCTGAACCTGAAGCACATAGAACAAAATCAATAGAAGAATCTGCAAAAGAATTTGCTGATGATGAAGATCAAGAAATAGAAAGAGCTTTAGAAGCCAAAGCAAAAGAAACCAAAAAGAAAAACACTTCTAAATAATCACAAATAGTTCTCTTTTTTTATGGAATGTAATTTAAAGAAACCAATTTATCTTGCAGCTACCAAATTCACTTTTACAGAAACAAAAGATGGATTCTTTTTAGACGGTTTTTTAATTTCAGATAAAATAAATGCCAATGGCTGGATGGCCACGGCTAATGCTAACAAATTAGACGGCCAAGATTTTGTAGGTAAACCAGATATTGAATTCATTAATCCTAAAGGAAAAAGAGATCATACAACCGGTGATACTGTAGAAAAATCACTCAAAGCCCAGGAACCATTTAGAAAAGGAACCATCAAAATAGTAAAAGGCACAGATGATGGAATAAGATTAACTGCAGTATCTCAAATTACAGATCCTCTAGTTATACAAAAAATTAAAAATAAAGAAATTCAATGGTACAGCCCAGCCATATTTCCACGTAGCTTAGAAGATGTGGAAATTATTCAAACTGGTCCTAACACCCACATCCATATTGTTCATAGATACAAAGCACTGCACCGAGCAATGGTAGATGAGCCAGCTTATGGTGGAGATGCTGGAATCGGTTTAACCTGTGATGGCAATAGTAAAGATTGCCTGATAAAATTACAACAAGTAAATGCAGGAATTGATACTGATAATATTGATCCATTACGAACAGTTCCATTAATCGTTTCAAAATGCAGCAAGACCGGCAATCTAGTAATTGAAATGGAAGCATCTGAGCTTACTGATGAAGTGGCCAGGTGCTTATCTAAGAAATTAGGTCCTGGTGAAAAAGCTACTGATGAAGATACAGCTATTTGTTTCAGCGAAGCTCGAAAAAACCTGAACAGTAAAAGATCGAATAATTCTCTTATAGCTGAAAAGAAGAAAAAAAATAATAAAATGCCTGAAGAAGATGAGATTAAAGAGAAAGTAGACACTGCTGTTAAAGCTAAAATTGCAGAGATCGAAAAAGAAGTAAAGGAAGCTCTTAAAGCTAAAGCAGAAACTGAAGAAGAAAATAAAGATGCAGAAACTGAAGAAGAAAAGAAAGCCAGATTAAAAGCACGTAAAGCTAAAGAAGATGAAGATGATATTACAGAAGGCAAAAAAGGTAAGAAAGGCAAAAAAGGTAATGAAGACATTACTGAAGAAGAAAAGAAAGCCCTGGAAGAAGACGAGAAAAAAGATGCCAAAATTGCATCACTAGAAGGCAAATTCAAAACACCATTAATTAAAAAATATATTGCTGCTAAAATGAATACACCAGGTTTTGATGAAGCACAAGCAACAGCTTTAACAAAACAATTGAATGCTAAAACATTAGATGAAGTAGAAGAAAAATGGAATGAGATAGCACCATTTGTAGCAGTTAACCAAATTAACGTAGAAGAAGATTCTAGTCAAGAATCAGAAATTGGTTATTATCCTAAAGACTATACTGGATCAACTAGTGATCTAGATGACAAAACTACTGATCAACTATTAGAAGAAGCGGAGGCACTCTAAATTGCCAGTTGGAGATATTGTTCACATTGAGAATTTAGATGTAAAAACTATTACAGTAAAAACAAACATCGCAATTCTAAAAGGCGAATATGTAATTTTTGATACAGATGGTTACAGACCATTATTAGCCACAGATTTTTCAGCAGATGACAGATTTTTAGATTTATCCAGTGAAGGTGTAAATGGCGTCGATGGAGTTTTCCAGGCTGCAGAAGATGCAAACAACCTAACTACTACACCAGTTGCAGATAGACGAACTGAAGTTTCAGTAATTAGAGGTGGATCTGATTGGGTGACCAAAGTAGCAGTTGGCATTGAACCAGGAAGAAGGGTTGGAATCAGCAGACTTGATTCAAGAGTTCCAATTATCGCAGTTGCAGATGTTGCAAATGCATTAGCACCAACTTTAGATGAAACTTTAGGAACTTATTCTAACAAAGAATTTGCCAGACTAGCAGCAACTTCTGTACTTAACGATGACGCAATAATCAAAACAGGGAGAGTAGTCTAATCATGAACGGCATGAAACATGGCGATAAAATAGTATATTCTCCATATAATGGATCTCTATATTATGGCCGAGGTGCTATAGCTGAAAATGATTTTGAAAAACCATTTGATTTTATTGGCATAAAGAAAATAGGCCACATGACTGAAACTGTAAAAGAATTTAATGCGTCAGTTCAAAATATAAAATCCGCACCTGGAGCAATAAAATATCGAGATTATAAATTAACATACGCAGCATCAGCAAAAGATGATCTTAAAAAATTAGTTGCTAGAAAAAGACTACAAGCATCAATCCAGGAAAATGGATATACTGCAAAAGGATTGTTGGCAGCACAACAATTAGCACAGATGGATGCAGCTATCGGTGGTGTTGGTTTAGACGAAGTTTCCCCTATACGAGTTATCCCACTTATCAGAAAAATACTTGGTGTAAGACCAAACATATTTTTCGTAGAGCAGGGATGGACAACTGTAAATGTTGCCAAACTAGATGCCAGAGTTCCAGAACAGGATACCAGAACTGGCCAAGTGCAAATGAACCCACTTGAGAAAATTGACTTTGATAAACTAAAGTTTGCTGAAGACCGATTTAACTTAAAGAAAAACGCACACGCTACACTACTCCCAAGCGAAACCAGTAAGAGAGCAGACTTTAACGTAATGCAATTAAACAGCACAGATGCTATGGTATCATTTGCAAGAATGAGAAATGGTCAGGGATTAAAAGGATTATCTGAAGGTGATGGAACACTAGTCGATAAAGACGCACCATCTGCAACATTTTCAATTAGTGACCCTGATGCTTCTGCAGTAGTTACAGGTGTACCACATGCAGACTTTAACATTAAAAGAGAATTATTAGATCAATTCCAGGACTTTCTAAATAGTAATGAAGCATTGGTAGATGTAACATATTGGAATCCTATCGATTATGCACGATATGAAGCCAACTATTTCACTCATGGTAAGTTAGATGTTGGTGGAGCAGTAACTGTTTCCGGAGTACTACAATTAGCAGGTATTCCAGATGTGGCAGCAATCTTGGATAGAAGAGTTCCAAGAGGCATGTTCTATGCAGCATCCAGCCAGGGCACACTAAAAGGTGAAGGGCCTTTTGAGACTGAATTCTGGAGAGAATATACCAGAGATGCAGATGCCTTTGTCATGAGAGACTATATTCAATTCCTACCAGTGAACCCAAACAGGTACATTAGGAAAGTACAGATTGATGCCACAACAGCGTCTGGAGATGAATTCGACCCAGCCGTCTTAGATGAAATTGATACTGATGCTAAACTAGATACCTATGTACGAGGAGCAACTGGCCTATTGAATAAGGTAGCAACCTAAACATAACTTCTCCTTTTACTTTTGGCAACTAAAAAAACACCTTTAGAAATTAGAGATTTAAAATCAGACCTGGAGGTCTATGTGCAAAATAGATTAGATCGAAGAGGAGATATTAATGATCTTAGTTTGGCATTAAGACCAACAAGAGTTAGGCAACATTATCGTGATGATAGGGTAACTAAATGACTCTTGGCACAGATAACGATTTACAATTTGTGACTTTAGATTCTGTAAAATCTCATTTTGGAATTACTGATAAACAAGATGATAATACATTATTATCTATAGTACAAGCTGCAAATCTAGAAGTCAAAAAACAAGTGCTTACAGTAACTGATGATGTTAATACAATTGAAGGTACACCACTATTCAAACCTGGACAAAATGCAGCATTGGTTTTTGTAGAAGCTGAAATCAGAAGGCTGATAAACAAACTATACGAAGAAGCCAATAAAATCATGCTCAGATTTGATGCCATGATGGAAACTTATCTTGGCGAATTTAGATCTCAGGCACCTACCAGGACCAGTAAAAAATTATCTGCCAGGGATACAGACTTTGAAGATGATCATTTTGCAGAAAGACATTTCGTCTAAAAAGTTCCTTTTAGGTATCGCATTAACTTTTAGTATGGTGATATATTGACAAGCACTGGCTTAATTGCAGATCCATCTCCAGGTGTTACCACTGATGGAACTATCATTAGAACTGACCAGCATAATCTTATCAGAAATATTCTCGAAGGATTAGACGATGTTAATTATCTCCAGGTGAAATATCCAAGTGTAACTAAAGCTATTGACTATACAATAGTGCATGACGATGTGATAATTTTAGGGGATACTAATGGTGGCGATGTTACTCTTACTTTACCATCTGCATTGGTTGCAGGAATTATCAGAAAATTATACATTATCAAAAAAATTGATCCAGCTAATAATTTAATCATAGATGGTAATGGAACTGAAACAATAGATGGTGCTTTAACCAAAACATTAACAGCAGATAATGAATCTGTTTCCATAGTAAGTGATGGAGCTAACTGGCATATCATATCTGATGCAGCCCTTCCATCTGCTGGAGAAGCTAACACTCACAGTTCAGTTGGTGGTGGAACGTTTGATCTTACAGCAGCAACACCAAAAGTTGGCGTTGATTTAAGATTAATTTCAATATCTAATGGTGATGGAATTAATGCTGCGTTAGCAACAGATGTACTCACATTAGCAGTTGCTTCAACAGTGGTACAAACAGACCAAACAAACACATTTGGTGCGTTTGCTCAGATATTTCCTTCCACACAATTGCAGTTACAAAGTAATGGGAATGAGTATATTTTTGCTGGTTCTGCTATTATAGCAGATAGAACAGTAACATTACCTCTACTTACTGGAAATGATGTTTTTGTAACTCAGGCTTTCATTCAACCTTTAACAAACAAGGTTATTGATGATTTTTCAAATACAGTTCATGCAGATAGCGTTCACATTCAGGTTCGAAATGAGTCTGGTGGAGCTATAACAATTGGCCAAGTAGTGTTTATTTCAGGTTATAGTGTAGGTCAAGATTTACCTTTGGTGGTATTAGCTGATGCTAGTTCAACATCAACAATGCCAGCTTTGGGTATAGTGGCAGATACTAGTATAGCCAATAATGCTAATGGTCAAGTTACTATTACAGGAAGATTAGCAGGGATTAACACATCTGCATTTTCAGTAGGAGACACAATTTATGTATCTGAAACACCTGGCGCATTAACTACAAGACCAACTGGCTCAACAGTAGAAGTTCAAAACATGGGACTTGTTCTAAGGAGCCATGCTTCTCTTGGTGTGATAGAAGTAGCATCGATGGAAAGAAGCAATGATATACCAAATTCACAATCTGATGCAATATTCCAAATATCTGATGATGGTGATATAACCAAAGCCCTAGATTTTCAATTGTCAGGTGCAACAACTGGTACAATAATGACAATAGTTTCCAGTCAGACAGTAGCAAGATCACTTACACTTCCAGATGCCACAGACACTCTAATGGGAAAAGCAACCACTGATGTAATGACTAACAAATCTTATGATTTGGGTGGTACAGGAAACGTTTTGACAGGTTCAGTTGCAGAATTCAATACTGCACTTCAATCAGACACTTTTATGACATTTGCTTCAACCAATGTAGTTACAGGCGCAGTTCAAATTACAGCAGGCACAATGCGTATTCCATTATCTACAACTCCAACAATGGCAGTTGATGGTGATTTTGCAATTGATACACTAGTGACAGATTTCTCTCATGGAATTATGAAATATTTTGATGGTGAGGAATTGGGTGTTATCTCAATGCCTATTGCACAGTTTGGCACTCCTACTGGTGGTCATGTTATATCATATAATGCGACAAATGATGAGTTTGAATTAGTAGCTGCAGGCGCTGCAGATAATTTAGGAAATCATACTGCCACTGAGATTATAAAATCTGTGACATTTGGATTACAAGGAGAAGAAGTAGGACATACAATTATCGCAACAACTGTCAGTAACGCTTGGACATATAATGTGCCAACAGGAGATATTCACGATTTCCAAGTAAATACAATTTCACAAATGACCATATCAGCTACAACAATAGACTTCCAATCTAACACGCTTACAGATATTGCAGATATTACAAGTATTACAAATCTAAATGGTGTAGCAATAGGCAATTATGCCATATCCACTGATAACTTATCAGTATTTGCTGCTACCACATCAGCACAACTTGCAGGTGTTATCTCTGATGAAACTGGTTCAGGATTATTAGTATTCGGAACAAGTCCTACAATAGTGACACCAACAATAGCTAGTTTTGCTAATGCTAATCACTCTCACCTTAACTCAGCAGGAGGCGGAACTATCACAGAAGCTGCAATATCTAATTTAGGTACTGCCGTTGCGTTGGTGGCAGATAATCTAAGCGTGTTTGCAGCTACAACATCAGCTCAATTAGCAGGGGTAATTTCAGATGAAACAGGTTCAGGTCTATTGGTATTTGGAACTTCACCTACGATTGTAACACCCACAATTGCATCATTTGCAAATGCAACACATTCACATCTTAATGCAGCAGGTGGTGGAACAATTACAGAGGCATCTATCTCTGATTTACAAACTTATTTGGTGAACGTTGTTGAAGATACAACTCCGCAATTAGGCGGTGCATTTGATGGCCAAGGAAACGATCTTAACAATATGGGTGTATTATTCCTCACTGAACAGGCAGCAGCAGAAGTTGATGTTGCAGGTAAAGGACAGACTTGGGTGTTAACAGCCGTACCAAATGTTTTAATGTTTACAGATGATGTTGGCACAGATTTCACAGTGGCAAATACTGCAACAACATTAGATGCTTTTGCAGCTGCTGCAGGAATTGTGGATATCGGAACACAAACTTTAGACAATGTAGGAAGGATTAATGCAGGAATATTAAGTGATGAAACTGGAACAATCGCAAGTATTACAATTACTGATACAACAGGCATAATGACACTTGGTGCGAACATCTTAGGAAATGATAAAACCATTGAAAACTTGGCATCATTAGATACTGGAGTTATCTTTGACGAAACAGGCACGGTTGCTTCTATAACAATTACTGATATCACTGGTGCACTTTTGTTGGGTGCTGCTCTAACTACAGCAGCAATTGATGTTGCAGGAAATAACATCGATAATATCCAAAATCTAATTCTTGATCAGTCAGTCAGTGGAACAGATATTGATTTTACTGAAGATATGCAACAAACCATTTCCATAGCAGCTAATACAACATTTACTGGAGTTAATTATGCAATTGGTGTAAGCAAGACTGTCTTTATCACCACAGATGCAAGTATTAGAACTTTGACATTTCCTGCTGGTTGGATATTTCAGGGTGTAAAACCAACAGAACAAGCAGCAAGTAAAGTCGGTACGTTAACATTAACATGTACCACTGCTGCAGAGGCAGGAATTAGATGTGCATATGCAGTTGAGGCATGATGAAACAACAACTACTTTACAAATCTGCTCAACAGTTAGCATTTGAAAATCATCGAAATAATTATCAATTTCTAAAAACTAATAAATTTAGTAGTTTTCAAAGTAGATTAAATAAATATTCGGGGATAGGCAAGTATCACCCAACAGTTTTCAATCACCCATTAAATTTATTTGATCCTGCTTTTGTTGGAGTTGCTGGTAGCGGTGAATTCACACCTTCTGATTTATCAAATTTAGTTGGTTGGTGGAATCCCGATGATTCAGCAACGATAACTGAGTCCTTAGGTAGAGTTTCACAAATGGATGATAAGAGCATTTCAGGTGCAGATTTAACACAAGCAACAGGAGGAGAGCAACCCTTATTGTTATCAGCAAGTCAAAACGGACTAGACACTATTGATTATACAGATACTAGATTTTTAAATGATAGCACTTTATCAGTTACAGCAAACCCTTTCAGTCTTTTTGTCGCTTGGAAATTTCCAACATCAGCACAACGAAACGGATTTACTAATGAGATAACACAACCGTTCTGGTTTGAGCTTGCAGGTAATGTGCATAGATTTGATTCATCTAGCGGTAATATACAATTTACAGAAACTTTGGTTGGATTATGGCGTTATATATCATGTTTATCTAATGGTTCAAGTTCTAGTATAAGATCCAATGCAGTCGAAAAAGCAACAGGCACCCATACTGATACTGCATGGGGCGGTTTTAGACTCGGTGGACATGATGGATGGTGGGAAGAAGAAATTGCAGAAACTCTACTTTATAGTGATAATAAATCGGGTGATGATTTAACAGATTTAGAAACTTACATGGCGAGGTGGGCTTGATGGGATTTACAGGAATAATATCAAATTCAGCAGCAGAACTTGAAGCAATAGACCAAAAACTAAACAACTACATGAAACAAAATGTAAATAATTATAATGCTAAACAATGGGGTAGAATAGTAGAACATCCAACAATTACCCAAAAATATTTGTATGTGATTAACGATGATGAACGAAAACCATTAGAACTTTTAACGACTAGTGAGAGAACAAACAGAAAATCATTTGATGATTTAGAGTGGGATTGTCATGGGGTCAAACATACTCTAAATCGAATTAATAATCGAGAATTTACAAAAGCGGAAATAATAGCATCTAGAGGAAAAAAATAAAAAAAAGATGGTGATTGATTACTCAGAGGCTGATAATGTAGCACAGTAAGCTATTGCATCTATACGGTTAGGATCAGTGCCAATATTACGACCTTCAATGGTATAATCTCCACCAGATATTTTTTCTGATGTTATTATTACTGCTGTGGCTACACTGTTAAGAGCAAGACTATAACCACCACCTAGGACTGTTTCATCACTGTTGCATTCAACAATAACATTACCTAGTTCACCTGCATTAAATACTGGACTGGAAGCGAATCTCTCTTGAATGGATATTGACGGCACTTTAGCTGTTCCATTAACAAAGAAGAGTGTTGAATTTAGAGTACCAATATCAATCTCCAATGCTCCAAGTTCTATTTGCTGTAACGTTGCATTTGCTTGTAAAACGTCAACTTCTGGTTCAGTTACAGTATGATGATTTAGTATGTGTGCTTCTGCTATTGTTGTTCTATTCTCAATGGATGTTACATTTCCCTGTAATGTTGTAACGTCACTTATTGTAGCCTCTAATGCATCATTTATGGCATTAACTCCAGCACATACATCTTGATGAAATTGTGGTCCACTGGTTGGACATGGTTCATCAAAACTGCCTGGAAGAGTGACTGCACCTGCAACTGAGAATGGAATTAAGAGTATTAGGCATATTCCTAATGTGTGTATTCTTGTCATTATATTATCTGAAAATATAACAATACATTAATGTTCTCCTCAAAAACCACTTAAAAACCACGAAATCTGCATAATTGTTATGGTTGATATCTAATTTGAGTAGATATGGTACAAATTATGGGGAAAATTACGATCTGGTTGGAAGTATTAAAATGAGAACTGTCACCACTTTACTTTGCAGTATTAATAAAGTGAAAAGCACACTCTGTAGATAATTCTCTTTAATTAATTTTAATATCAATAATTATGGCAACCGTTTTTGGTTTAAATCATCTGGGAGCTACTTTTCAAGTAAAATTAACAGACTGTCTTGATGATTCTGATGTGGATACAACTGATATTACAAGTCAATTTATAGTATTTTACAAACCAGATGGAACAAACTTTGAGAAAGCTGCCACACTTATCGCTGATCCTGAGAATCCAAGTCAAGCTCTTACAATAACTAATATTGTTGGAAATGGTGTAGATGGAATTGTTACAGTTACAGTTGCAGCAACAAATCTTTTGGCAGAAGGAGAATTGATAACCATAACAGGAACTACTAATTTTAACGCAACACGTAAACCAGTTAAAATTGTCAGTGCGACTACATTTACTTATGATTTGGGTTCACCAGGAAGTGTATCTGCAGAAAGTTCAGGAACTGCAACAACACCAGGGGAGTTTCTACTTAATTATCAAAATACAAATCCTGAATCTACAATCTTAGACATCATTGGAAAATGGGAGTTTGCTGGAAGAGTTGTGTTATCTAACTCAGATGAATTTGCAACTAGTGAAAGATTTGTGTTTTGGGTGAGTTAAATGCCAGTAATTGATCACACAAAGAATATTAACAGAATTATTGCAAGAATAAAAGCTGATACTGCTTTATTCGACAGTGGAAAAACACCAGGTAAATTAAGAGAAGTATTATTTGGTGATCCTGAAAATGATAACAAACAAGCAAACACAATGATGCCCTATGCCTATGTAACCACTATAAGTTCATTACAAACATCTAAAAGAAACTTTGGTGTAACTGCAGCTACAAATCTCAGGCAAGTCACAATAGAATATAAGATAACTGTAGTTTCTAATTCACAAATAAGAACTGCACAAGCACAACAACAGCTATATGATATTCTAAAAAACTTACACATTATGGTCGAAGCAGATCCTTTATTCGAAGATCCTGACGCACCTGGAACTGGTGCAATATTTTCTAGAAGCGTATCGTCTGATGTACCTTATGATGAAAATACCAGGGGCCAGCTAATTACATCAGCAGATATTATATTATTGGCCACAATAGGCGAAACTTACAAAATAACATTCCAGTCACCAATTGGAATAATTACATTATTATCTAAACCATCTAATCCAGACGGAATAATTTTTGATGAAAATTTTATTCAAAATGGCCAGAGAAATGTAACAGAAAAAGGGGATTTTGGCAGCATGTTTTGTGAATATGAAGCCAATGCAACATTAGATGATCAGTTTAGAGCCAAATATGGCACTGAAGAAACTATTACATTAACCACAGGTGGTATAAATCGTATTCTAAATGTTTTATTTGTAGAAATTAACCCCACTGCACAATTTGATGAAATAGAAAGATCAATATTACATCTAGAAATTATTGATGTATAATCAAAGAATAATTCCTTTAATTCAATAAATCCATAGTTTTTCATGGCAGTTATTAATTACAACCTAAAAGACGAAAGAACTTTCAAAATCAATGGCATAACTCAGATTGATCAGGGTGCTAATCAACGTACACTAGTTTTTATTCAAGGTTTAATTTTTGCTTTAGATGCTGGTGTATTCACCAGAGATTTCATTGGCACTGGCCAATCTGTTTTTACTCAGAATGGAGATGTAATTGGTAATGGTTCATTTAATACTAAAAATACTGTTGATCTGTATGATAACACAATTCCAGCTGTAGATACGGAAACACTTTCTGATTGGTGGACTCAGATTGCTAACTTCACACCCAGAGAATTAGATATAATTCAAACATTCAATGCTCCAAAAGGTGCAGGCAATAAATTTGCTAGAATTAACATCAAAATTAGAATAATGAAACCAGAAGTTGATACTGATGTTGGCCAAGCAGTAGATGGTGTTAATGTAGATTTTGAGGTAATCGAATTCACTTCTGCACCAAGACAGGCATCATGATATTATATTATGGCCGAATTAATAGTTCAATTTAAAACGATTGAAGATGTAAAAAATTTTCGTACAAAACTTCAAGGTATAAGACTTCAACTTTTCCAATTTCAAGCTGCAACAGTAAGAAACATTGGTGAAATATTGGTTTTAGGTACAATCCATGCTAGAATGAGAGCAGCTGGATTTTCAGAAAAAATTATTGATGGAACCATACTTGATAATATAGAAGTACGTGGTACAAAAAAAGTAAGATTATTCTTTCGATCAGAATATTGGTCTGATACGCATTTTGATGTTGCATTAGCAAGAGAAAAAGGAACAAAAAAACATTTCATAAAACCAGTAAAGAAAAAAGCTTTACACGGTGGGAGTAAATGGCCTTTTTTCTCTAAAGGTCATGAAGTTTCTGGTATAGTTGCATTAAAGATTGTAAAAAATACAGTAAAACAATTACAACGGCAATTTCAAGATGCTTATCGATTAGTACAACTTGAATGGTACGCTGAAAATCTTGGAGGGATAGTTCGTGCCGGTTGAAGAAACATTAGATGCTGATCTAGATGCAGATACTTCTAACCTGGATGAATTAGATCGTAAAGCTAAGAAAGCAACTAAAGCTCTGGAGAAACAACGTAAGGCATTAGAAAAAGCACAACAACAAAGAGAAAAAGGCGGTGGAATATTCCAGGGTCCCAATATACCAAAAGGTGGAGGTGCACCCAGAGATATTGCACCATTATCTAAACAAGATAAAGCTTTTGAAAAGAAACTAGCTAGAGCAGAAGCTAAAATTGCCAAGGCTGAGTTTAAACAATTTGGTAAAAATAAAGGATTGCTGAAGGGCCTTACTGCTGGCAAAATAGGAAAAAATCTTTTTAATTTTGGAAAAAACCCAGCCGGAGCAATGATTGGTATTTTGAAAAAGGTTCCAATATTAGGCCAGGTGTTACAAGCTACAGCAATTGCATTATTTATCGTAAATGAAATAGTAAAACTAGATGCATTTTTGAAAAAGTTTTTTGATATTGCAGATAATAGAATTAGCTTATTTCGTTCTAGACAGGAGCAGGCTAATATTGGAGCTGGTTTAGCACAGAAAATAATTACTACTGCATCAGGAGGTACTGAAGTAAGAGACAGCTATAATACTTTTGAAATATTCGAAACTAGTCAACAAGCATTACAGGCAGATTATGCATTACAAAATATGAGTAGTGTTCCATAATGGCAATAATTAATGTATTTAGAGTTACATCTCCTGGAGATGGCCCAACCGTATCTGATAGAATTGATTTTAATGATCCTTCTGATGCAACAAAAGACACCAGTATAGAAAATGCATTCATTACAAAAATTACACAAAATCCAACTGATGGCATAGGAAACAATCAAGGTTCAGAACAAAAAGATAGTACTCTCCAAGCTTTAGGATCAGTTGAAAATATTATAAGACTTGAAGGATTTATTTCTAAAAGAAATGGTGATCTTAATGATGGCAATAATGCATTCTTAGCATTATTACATCAGTGGGCCGATGAACCAAAACAAATCAAAACCACTTGGCGATTGGGAAGGATGGGAATAGAAAGTAATGATAACATCAATTCAAGTTTCACACCTGATGGTGCTGGGATTCCAGCTAATCTAACAATTGCTTTACTATGGGAAAGAATAGAATTTGTATCTGATATTGTAGGCAACCGTGAATTATTTACACTTTGGTTAAGGGTTAATCGTGGGGATGGCACCTAATTGGGTGTATTTGCAGTTGTTCATGATGTACTGGTAATTTTAAAAGATCACTCTGGAGATCCTGGTGCAGATGTAAATGGTGATTTTGATTTATCCAAAAAATGGGTCGTTGTTGAATACAGAGATGAACAACCTCAAAGTGTAAGAATTATTCTTAATGCAGCACATGGAAGATTTCTAACTGAAGATCCAATTATTAGAAAAAGAGATAGGATTTATGTAAGAATTACAGAAGTTGATGGCACAATTCATGAAGATGTATTCCATGTAAGAAGAATAAAACGAAAAAGACAAATCGGTGCAGGTAAAATGCTAGAATTATTCTGCCCTCACCAATCCGAAAATCATTGGAATAAGACTGCATCATTTAGAAAACGTGGTAAAAGAATATCTGGAAATGAAGCTTTAGCTCTTGTTATCTCTGGAATAAATGCAAATAGAGGTACTGCAGAACCATTAATAGAAATTCCAACATTTGATACAGTGAAAAAAGTTGGAAATGATTTAGATCCAAATACTAGAAATAATTATTTCTTTGATTCTGCTAAAGTGGCAACAGCAATTAAAGAAATTAAAGATACTGAAGTTCAGCCAATTGAAGGTGGCGGATCTTTCAAACCAGTTTATGTTAGATTCAAATCAAAATATGTTCATCCTGGAGTAGATCTTGATGTAGTACAACTACAAGCTTTTGAACAAGGTACAAAAGATGATGGTGCTGGAAACACGACAAATATTCCATCACTTACATTAGTGCACCCATTAGAAGGCGTAGGCAGGCCAAATTATCTAACATTAGATTCAGATGAAGATCCAGAAGAAGGAACAAATTTAATTGCAATTGGTGACAAATTTTCAGGTTCTTATCCTGTAGAATTAATGAAATATTTTGGTGCAAAATCAGTTTTTAATTCTGCTAGAGAATGGGATTCTACTGCAGCATACAAAGTGGGACATTTAGTACAACATCTTCTAATAACTTATGAATGCATTTTAGCTAACACAAATAATGTTCCACCTAATGCTACATTTTGGATTGTCAGAACTTTTGTAAAACCTGCATTATGGTTAACAGCAACAGCTTATGTGCTAAATGATCTAGTAAGGCATAATGATATTGCATACAAGGCAATTTTAGCTCACACATCAAATTCTGGTAATGAGCCACCTGATGATACTAATTGGGTAAGAGTGCATTTTCCACCTACAGTTGATTATTCACCACTAACAAAAGATAATGCTGGAAACCAATATTGGCTGAATGCCTTAGCAGGTGCAAAACATGCATCAACTAATAATGGTCAAACTGTAATGGTAGATCCTAATGTAATTATTCCAGATAAATTTCATCCAAGGACTCATGTAGATTGGATTGGATTAGATTCAGCTTTAATTCCAGCAGATTTGTTAGTTGGTGGTAATGTTCCAGATGCGTTTAGAGTTT